CTAACAGGATTTAGACAAAGCGTGCAAGGTCCGCCATGTATCGACGACTCAGCAAACGACAGGAAGACGCCCGCGCCCGCAAGATGCAAGCGATGCGCGCAGGGCTGGAGCGCGCCCGCATGGCCCGGCCACTTGAGCCGCGCATGCCTGACCTTCCCCTGCTGCGCCGTGAGCTGATCGTGATCGACTATGACGCAGGCCAGCCGGTCACGCACACGATGCACATGTACCGCACCAATCGGATAGATCGGTACCGCATCGAGGCAGACGGCCAGCCGTGGAAGTGTGGCGGCTGGTCCATGGCGCTGGCCGGGTTGCGCAAGGCAATGCAGCGGCTGCCGTCGCCGCGCTCTGATCTTTGGGGCGGGCCGCAGGGCTACACCGCGCAGGATGAAATCGACGCCATGAACGCAGGCTGACCATGAAGAAGATCCCGCTTTCCACCTGGGCCGCCCTGAAATACAGCCCGACGCCCAGCGCCTGGGTGCTGCGCCGCTGGTGCCGCGACGGCGAGATCAGCCCGGCGCCTGAGCGTGTCGGCCGCGAGTGGTACGTGCTGGAGACGGCCACGCGCGGCGCAGCAGTCTCTCAACCGCTGCCGACCGATGAGACCGCCATGCCGCGCCGCTTGAGCCTCGTCGAGCGCCTGCGCCAGGAAGAGGCCGCATGAACGCCGCGCGCCGGGGCTTCAAGCGCCGCGACTGGCCGAAGGGCCTTCGCGCGCCGCGCCCGCGACCTGGAGGCCGACCAGACCCGGCTGCAGGCCGGCATCGACCAGGCCGAACACCAGCTGGGCACGCTGGCCCGGCATGACATCGACGGCGCCGATGCTCGCTGGCGCGCGCTGGCTGCCGGCGTGATGGACCTGGATACAGATGCACGCTTGCAGGCGCGGCAGCTGGTGGCCGACACCTTCAGCCGCATCGTGGTCTACGCCAGCGGCTTGCGGCCTGACGACAGCCCGCCCGACATCATCGACGTGGTGCTGGTAGCCAAGGGCGGCAGGTCGCGCCTGTTGCGGGTGGACACCGCCGGGCGCTGGGTAGCCGGCGACGAATGGGCTACTGCGGCCCCGTGACGCCGGCAGCCTGGGCTTTGCCGCCCGCTGCCGCCTGCACCCGTGCCCGAATCCGCGCGACAGCTTGCGCCTGCAGGTTGCTGACCCTGGCGGGCGATACACCCAGCACCACGGCGACATCTTGCTGATCCAGATGGCCAGCCATCACATTGCAGACGATGAAGCGTTCGCGGGCAGGTAGCGCATCGATGGCAGAGCGCATCCATTCGTCGTAGCGCGCGGCATCGATCTGTTCGGCCGCCGAGGCCGTGTCTTGGCAGGCGGCATGCCGGTCAAGAAAATCTGCGCCCTGGTCATGCGCCAGGTCGTGCAGCAGCACTGGTGCGGCCAGTGCTTGCGCTTCCGCCTGCGCATATTCAGCGGCCGTCATGCCCAGCGCCTCGGCCATCTCAGCCTGCCGGGGCTCTCTGCACAGGCGCCGGCGCAGCTGGTGCGCCGTGGCCTGGATGCGGTTCATCTGCTGCCGGTCTTCCCGGCTGGCCCAGTCTGCTGCGCGCACTTCGTCCACCATGGCGCCGCGAATGCGGTGCGACGCAAAGGTCCGGAACTGCACACCCTGCGCTGCGTCGAAGCGCGCCAGCGCATCCAGCATGCCGATCATGCCGGCCTGCACCAGGTCATCGGCTTCGACATTCGCCGGCAGCCGCATAGCCATTTGGCGCGCCATGCTGCGCACCAAGGGCGCATGCTGCCTCAGCACTGCATCGATGTCGATACTGGCCATCTGCAGCCCGCTTGCCTGGTGGCCTGGTGGCCTACGCCAGCACCACAACAGACGCTGCCGCTGCCAGCCGCCTGACGGTGGCCACAGCACGCCGGCAGCCGGCGCGGGTGCGGTAGGCCTCACCCGCCGCCACGATTTCGCCGTTGGCGGCCACCAGGCGCCAGCGCCAGCCGTCAGCAGCGCGGTAGATGGCGAACTGAGGCGGCCGCTTCACGGCGCGCCCTTGCGGCCCATGATTTCGGTCTTCAGCGTGCTGCCTGCGCTGCTGCCGAAGTAGTAGCTGACGATGGCCGTCCACGCTGCGCCCAGGCTGCCCAGCATCACCAGCAGCGCATCACCGCCCAGCGCCGGTTTGCCGGCGGCCAGCAGGTACCCCAGCACGCCGAAGAAGCCCAGCGTCACCAGCAGGGCCAGCGTGCGCGGTGTCAGCGTGTCGCCCGTCTTGGCTTCGCGGTCGCGGGCGCTGGCCCGGTCTGCGGCTGCCGTCTGCAGGTCGGCTTTCGCCATGTCAGTGGCCAGTTCCTGCAGCCGTACAGCGCGGTCAGACTCGATCTGCCGCAGCTTCACGGCTGCATCCGGGTTGGTAGCCAGCACTTGCGCCACTTCGCTGGGGTCACTGCCCGTGCCCAGGGCCGACGCCACCAGCGCGCCAACGGCAGCACCCGCTGGGCCGCCCAGCAGCGTGCCAAGAATGGGCGCGGCCTTGCCGACCGTGCCGGCGATGTCTTTCCAGTCCATGCCTACGCCCCTTGCAGATTTGCCGCAATGCGGCGCGCCCAGCCACGCCCGAAGGTGGCCCACGCAGGCACATCGGTCATGTACGCCAGGCGCGCCCCGTTGAACCGTGCCGCCAGGCGTGGCCCGGTCATGCTGCCCACAGCCTGCAGCGTGCGCGGGCCGATGACACCGTCCTCCGTTTCGCCGACAGCGCGCTGCAGCAGCTTCACCGCGGTTCGCACGCCGCTGTTCACCGCCGCGTCGAACACATCGAATCGGATGGCATCGGGCAGCGTGTCGCAGCCCGCCGGGCCCCAGTAGTCGCGCAGGTAGATGGCCTTCGCGCGGTCCAGGGTCAGGCCCGCAATGTCTTCCGCCGGATAGCTGCGCTTCGAGATGCCGAATTTCGTTTCGCCACCGGGGTCAGCTGGGTTGTTGACGTACCCGCCTTCATGCCCCAACAGCTTTTCGAATGCAGCGTCGAAGTTCATGCGGCACCTCGCGCATCTGCCAGAGACAGCTGGCCCAAGGCTTCCGCTGCTGCGTCGTGGTTGACGCTCAGCGCACCAGGCAACGCCGTGGCGCCGACCCACTGCACGGCGATGACGGCACCGTCAGGGCCCTGCAGCATCGGCGCGCCAGGCATGGGGACCCAGCTCGACCCGGCAGGGGCCCAGGCAGGAACAGGGCGGCCGGCTGGCGCCACCACAGCAACGGGCGCGGGGGTAGAGGCAGAGGTAGAGGCAGGCGCAGCCGCAGCCGCAGCTATGGCGGCAGGCGCTGGCATACCCAGCAGTGTGCGCACGAAGGCGACATCGTTCGGGCTTTCGGTGTTGAAGCTGATTTGCATGGCGGTCCTTGGTTAGGCGACGACTGGGGCTGCATGCCCACTGCACGCGGCGATGGCGGTTGTCATTTCACAGATGCGGCGGCGTGATGCGGTTCTGCAGCCACTGTTCCAGCTGGTTGATGGCCCGGGTGCCCATGTGCCCTGCAATGCCCACCAGCGCGGCCGTCAGGCTTTGCGGTGCGGCCACGTAGCTGCACAGCCAGAACGTCAGCAGGCCCGCGAATGCGCTGGTGGCCAGTTCGCCGATCAGCGCGCTCAGGTTGAAGGCGTGCAGGCTGCCGGCGCGCACCTTCGCGGCCCAGCTGACCACGCCGCCCAGCATGGCCACCGCCAGCAGGAACACGTACTGCAGCAGCTGGTCAATCGTCATCGTGGACGGGTCCAGCGTGCCGCCGCTGGCGCCTGCGCCGGTGCCGGTCGGGTCTTCGCGCGGCAGCGAGCGCGCAGCCGATGGCGGCGCGGCTGCGTGGGGATCTTCCAGCGCGGCGCACCTGGCGGCATCTTGCTGGCTCAGGGCTTCGCGTTCTTGCACGGGTATGTCGTTCATGTGTTCCTTCAGATCGCCGGCACGCTGGCAGGCTGGGGCACTGCACTGCCTGACGGCAGCGCGCAAGGGATGGCCTTGGCATCGCTTTCCGCGATGAGGAAGCCGAAGAAGAAGCCGCCCCACCGCGAAAGCACGGCGGTCTGGCTGCAGTCCACCGTGTCGGGCAGCGCGGCCGACTCGCTGGGCCCGTAGCGCGTCCAGCCGGTGCAGTCGCGCGCCAGCGCGGCGTCGCCGAACGTGTGCGTGCTCAGCGCGCGGTCGAAGTCGATGCGGCCAGCATCGCGGGCCGTGCCGTCGGACCAGTCCTCGACGACGACGGCGACTGGCGTGCTCACGGAGTCGGCCGGCAGATGACGCGGGCGTCCGCGTCGGCCACTTGCGCGCCGATGCTCGCCGGGCCCCACTTGCTGAGCACATGGGCTTCGGCGCGGTCAGCGGTGCAGACCACGCGGTTTTCCAGCCACTTCGGGCCGGCGCAGCCGGTCAGGGCGCTGCAAATCAGGCAGCCGATGAGGTAGCGCATGGATAGTCCTTCCCGGGCCTCAGGCCCATTGCCATTGCCCTGTTTCCATCTGCCGCGCCATGCGCGCGGCGCGCGCTGGCGTCTGCTTCGCCCAGGTGCTGGACAGCATCGAGGAGGCCGCCTGCGGCCAGCGCTGGTCACGCACGTAAGCCAAGGTCTGTCGGAAGCCCAGCAGGCCATTGGTGCCCATCTGGAAGGCCATGCCGATCAGCACGGCCTGGCGCACCTCGTCGAGCTTGTCGAACCACGGCAGCGCGGCGCGCACCTGCTGGGTCTTCTCGCGGATGTCGTTGGCCAGCAGGTAGTCGATCTCGTCGTCGCTCAGCCCGCCGCCCTTGCGCCTGTCGATGAGCCTGCCGACGCCGATCGTCCAGTAGCCCAAGGAATCCGGGTAGGCGTGAGGGACGCGGCCTTCCTCGTCCTCGAGCATGCGGCGCAGGCTCATTTTTTCAGCGCCCTGGCCTCGATGCCGAGAAGCCGGCGCTCATGGTCGGCCAGCTGGAAATCGTGCTGCTGGTCCTTCAGGTCGCGCGGGGTCTGCGCGTCACGCAGGCCGCGCACCTCGCTGCCAAGCTGGCGCTGTGAATCTGTCAGTGCCGCAATCAACTCGCCCTGCCGCTGGGCAGAGAAGGAGAGGACTGCAGCCTGACAGGCCAGGAACACCGCGCCAGAAAGAAGCCACGTCAGCGGCACTTCGTAGCGGATGCGCAGGTGGTTGTCCTCGCTGGGAAGGACGACTTTGTCGGGTTTGCTGTTCGGCATACGCGGCATGCTAGGAAGCCGCCGCATTGATCTAACGCTCAATTCACGCTGCGCGCGACCTCGTACCACGACACACCATCGCACGCCAGCGTGAGCGTGTCATCTGCCGTTGTCGTGTAGCTGCTGGCCAGTTTCAGGTTCGAGCCATCGGTCACGGTCAGAATGCCGGCGAATATCAGCGTCACCACGTGCCCACTGTGGCCGGTGGCCACGATGCTGGTGATGCCCGTGGTGCCGGTGACGGTGACCACGCGCACGCCCTGCGGCAGCGTCAGCGCGGCGGCGCTGGCCACCGACTGTGCGGCGTTCGATGTGGCCGGCACAAAGGCACCCAGCGGCCCGGCGCGATGGTCTTCGGCTGCGGTCACAACGCTGCCTGCCGTGGTCAGCCTGTAGAGCCGCGCATAGCCGCTGCCGTCGTTCCAGTTCGTCGCGGCGGTGCTGACGCTGACAGCGCCGGTGCCGCGCGCCACGACCAGGTAATTCGTCGCGGCGTTCGTCAGCGTGACGGTGCCGTCGGCGACGGTGATCCCGCCCCAAAGCCCGCCGTAGTAGCCCCAGGTTAGGCCGGACGTGACGGACTGCCGCTTGCCGTAAACCGACATGTGCGACATCGTCTCGAAGTTCTCATTCACCTGCACCTCGGCGGTGGCGCTGGGCGGCGTGGAGATTTGTTGCAGGGGCATGTGCGGGCCTCAAGTTGCGAATTGCGTGATCGCGCCGGACAGCGTCATCGTGGACGCGATGACAGAGCCGAAGTACGTGAAGGCCGCGGCGAACCCAGTCGCCGCGCTGGTGACGACGACTGAAGGACCGCCGGGCGAACTCGCGGAGTAGGAGGTGTACGCAGCGGCCGCGTCGATCAAGGCAGCCAGCGCCGATGCAACAGCCGTCATCGTGTCGCCGCCAGATGCCGTGTAGTCGAAGTTCGTTCCCGCCAGTGTCACGCGGTAGGTGTATCCAGCGGCCGCGGTCCCGCCGAAGATGAACGAGCTGATCTGAGGCAGCGCCGATGGGATTGCTGCGCTGCCAGGGCTCTGCACCGATGCGCTCAGCGCGTAGGGCGGGGACGCGCTCAGGCTCAGCGCGATGTTGGCCGCGCCAGCAGGGCCTACGACTACGCCAACCGGCGTGCTCTCCAGGTAGTTCTGCCCGTACTGGAAGCCTGGGCCTGTCCACGCGGTGTCGGCGTTCGCCAGGTCGCGCATCGCCGCATGCACATAGGCCGCAGGCACCGAACTGGTCGTGGTGTAGGTGACCGAGCAGGCGACGGTGTCGGCCGGGAAGATGACTTGCGCCGAGAAAGTGACCCCGGCTGGAATTGTTGCCGCGTTGCCAGTGACGGGGTTCGTGATTGGCAGGTAGGCCAGGAACGATGTGCCTGCGGCGGCGTCCGATGCGCGCTGGATCTGGACTGCGGTGACGGCGTTGTCTCCTCCCGGCGTCGATACGGCCGCAGAGTAGGCAACACCTGCAGCGCCCGTCACCGTAATCAGCGCGCCGCTCGACGTTGCCGCATACGCCGCTGTGGCATCAATGGCCGCCGCGAATGACGCCGCTGCGCCAGCTAGATTCGTGTCGCCGCTAACGGTTGTGTAGTCGATGGTCAGGCTTCCCAGCACTGCGCGCAGCAGCACGCCGGCGGCGAATGTGCCGCCAAGCGTTATTTGGTACACCTGCGGGATCGAGCTTGCAGCGCCTGCCGCCGCGCTGGTGCTGCCGATGTAGCCCTCTCCCACAACTGCGCTCACCTGCGTCACATCGATGCGAAGGGCGGTCCCCAGGCCGACCCCATCAGCCAGCTGCTGCGCGCGGGTGTAGGTGGCCTGCGTCGCGGTGGCTGAGATCGTGCGGCGCAGGGTCGTGGGGCCCAGCGTGTACACGCGCACGACGTAGGCCTCGCTCGCCTCACCAAGGCGCACGCCGGTAGATGGCAGGAACACAGTCGAAAGCCGTGAGCGCCTGCGCCAGGTGATCAGCACGTCCTGGCTGGGCTGCGCAGCCGCGCGAATGTCCACAGGAGCCAACGGCTTCAGCCCGCGATTGCTGTTGGTGAAGTTCGTCGTCGCAGGCAGCACCGTCGATCCCAGTGTGCCGCTGCGCAGATAGCGCGCCTGCCCCGTCTCGGATGCCTGCTGGGCCACACGCCGCAGGCCGCGCATGCGCAGCAGCGCGCAGCGTTCGGCGGCCACATGCGTTCCCATGGCCCACTCAGTGCCGCGCTGGCCGCGCAGCAGGCCGCTGACGGTGTACACGCCAGCGCTGACCAGCGTCGCCGTGCGGAACCGAATCACCTCGTCGCCAACAAGCAGCACGTTCACTGCCTGGTCAGCCAGCATCGCGGCGCGCGTGCTGCTCGACAGCTGCCCGTTTCCGACGTTGACCGTGAGGGCGTTCTGCTCATCGAACCCGATGTCGGTGAACCCGCCAAGGGTTGTGGTGCAAGTGCCGAAGATGGCGCTCTCGGTGACCGTGGCCACGGTCGAGAAATCGGTGTTGTTCGAGCTGCTGAGCACCTGGCCGCCTGGCCATGTCGTGCCAGCGCCCTTGGCCGCGACGTAGTAGCCGGCCGCGTTGTCGTCGTCGCGCAGGATGGGGATGTCCAGCGCCAGGAAGACGGTGTTGCTGGCCTTGCCTACGTCGTTGGCCGGCGTCTGCGTCGTGTCGGTGGCCTGCTGCGATGCGGTGGCTGTTGAATCGTCACCGATTACCTCGTATCCCAGCACACCCAGCGCATCGCGCTTGCGTGTCAAACGCACCTGGAAGGCCCGCCCGTCGCGGTCGATGATCTGGACCACATCAGATGGGTCGAGCTTGGCGTATGTCATCGGCAGCGAGATCGCTCCAGAGACCAGCGCGGCCGCCGTGTCGATGACGACGGCGTCAGCGATGCCCTTGGCCTCGGCCGGCGTCATACCCACTCCGAGGCGCACGGTCTGCACGGCAGCTTGCCCGCCGGTCATGCGGTCGCTGTACTCAGTGCCAGCCTGCCCGTCGTCGTTGACGTTGATGTAGCTGACCGCCACCTGCGGCGGCAGTTCAAGGTCGTTGCCGACAGTCAGCGGGAAAGACTGCTCATCCGGTGCCTCGTTCTTGGCGGCCAGGTCGGCCCAGGGAATGGTGACAGCAGGCGCAACGCCGCGAGGCCTGAAATAGAGCTTGTCGCGCAGGCAGGCCTGAAAGAAGAAGGCGGTGCTCAGCTGCTCCAGCGTGCCGCGCGATGGCCCGGTCTGCAGTGCCAGGCTGCGCACCGGCTTTGTGATGCCGGTCAGCGCGCTGGCGTCCCAGCTTCCGGCTGGCATGCCCGCGCGGGCGCAGATGGCATCGACCACGTCCCTGACGCTCTCGGTCGTCGAGTTGATGGTCAGGCGCGCGTACCAGGTCGAGTAGGTCTGAGGCGATGTCGTGATGACGCCCTGTGCGCCGATCACGACTGATCCGACGAGTGCCACGCTGCGGGTGGTGAAGCCGAAAAGTGTGTTGCTGACGTTGCCCAGCGCCACCCAAGCCCCGTCGCGCAGGACGTAGAGATGAAATGCCCCGGCGCGCTCTTCCCACAGACCCAGCTCGCCGTCCAGGTTCGTGAGTTGGTTGAGCGTTCCGCTGTTGTTGGGGCCGTTGATCGTGCTCTGCAGCGTCAGCGTCGCCAGGTCCAGCACAAACACCTGATCGTTGCGGCCGACCGCGTACACCGTGCCGTCCATGATCACCATGCTGGAGACAGCAGAGACCATCGCCGCCGATGTCGCGGCCGGCGATCCGCCAGAGACGCTGTGCCGATAGATGCGGTTCGACGTGCCAGACCCGATGGAGGTCACCAGCATGTCGCCGCCGCCGATGGCGTAGCGCACGGAACCGGAGCTGCCCATCACCTCGCCGAGCGACAGTGTCGTGAAGGTGCCCGTCAGCCCACGGTTCAAATAGCCCGTCGAACTGACGGTGCCAAAGAGAGCCGGCGTATCGCTATTTCCGACCCCCTGAGATCGGTTCATAGCCGCCAGGTAGGTTCCAGCCACCGTCGCGGTGCCTGCGATCACGTCGATGTCGTACACCTGGATCGTGCTGTTCGAAGCGAACTCGGTCCCGCTCGTGGAGATCGGCACCCGAAACACAGTGCCGGTTGAGGCCGCAGAGCCGATGAAGGAGCCTGCCGCCGCATTGATCACAGGCCCCGCGCCGCTGCCCGCCATGCCGACGACGGATAGCCGCGACAGCTCGAAAGTCAGATTCGGCAACTGGCCGCTGGAGCCAAGGTCCAGACCCTGAATCATCAGCGTCGAGCGGCCTCGATAGGCCGGCGCATTGCCCGCGCCGACGGCGGCCTCATACGTCGGATCAGGCAGCTGCGTGGCCGCCCCCGAGTAGAAGGTCATGGAATCCCAAAGGTCGGAGCCTTCCGAATTCGCCAGCGCCGTATCGGTCGCGCCGGTGAGCCGCGTCCACACCAGTTTGCCGTTCGACCAAATGCGCGTGACAGACGCAGCCTCGCAGTCGCTCATCAACACCAGCACGTCCGTGACGTAGCTGTAGGAGGTGCTGTCTGGCCCTCCGCCTTTGCCCGCCGATGTGGTGGTCGAGACTTCGCGCTTCGGGCTGGACCAGACGATCTGCCCGCTGACCCGGGGCGAGCCGCGCAACCAGGGGATGGGCTGGCCGTACTGGCTGCTGGTGAACCGCAGATCGCTGAGGCGCGGGCCCTCTATGCCGGGCTTGCTCTCGGTGGCCGCGCCCAGGCCGTAGCCGATGGCCCAGCCGGTGGAGATCTGGCTGTAGTCGCCCGTGTAGTAGCCGTACACGCCACCCGCGGCGGCGCCGATCACGCCCATCACTGTGCGACCCATCAGGCGACCCCTGGTAAGCGATAGATGCCGCGAAGCTGCATGCTGCGAGCGAACATGAGGCGGGTCTCGATGCAGCGCGCCGGATGCCCGGCGTTGGTGGAGTGGATCAGGCTCCAGCCGCCGTGTGCGTAGTCGCCGACGATGCCCAGGTGTTGCGGGAAGTGATCCGTCGCCAGCACCAGCACCGCGCCAAGCTCGATCTCGTCCCGGCGCTGCATGAACCGTCCGCACCAGTCCAGCATGCTGCCGTCTGGCCAGCGGCTGTAGCCGTTCACGTCGAAGTCATCGGCCACCATGCCCAGCGACCGCGCGACCATGATCACCAGGCCCGCGCAGTCCAGCGCCAGGCCCGGCACGCGGCCCTGATGCGCCCACGGCGTGCCCAGGTGCGCGCGCGCCGCCGCGACGACTTCAGCGCCCGTCGTCATACGCTGCCGTCCGGCTTGGCGGTGAGTTCGTCGATGCCTGGCAGGTGCGGCTCACCCTGGAAGTTCAGGACGTTCGAGAACTTCGCCTTGCAGTCCTCCGCAAGGCGCTTGCGGCAGCCGGCGATGATGCTGAATGAGTCGCCGATGACGATGGCGCTGATGGCCTGCTGAGACAGCGTGATGATGCCGGCCGACGCATAGGTCTTGACCTTCACCGACATGCCGACGTTCGCGCCGCTGGTCCAGGTGAGAAAGCCCTCACCGTAGTAGTCCGCAGTCGGCACGGCCGTCCAGAGCCCTGCGGAGGTGAAGATCTGCTTGCTGGTCACCGCCGACACGGTGCCGGTGCGCGTATAGGCCGCGGCCGTGAGCCGGCAGAGGTTGTTCGCGTTCGGCGTCGGGTAGTCGGCAAAGCGCGCTCGACAGGTACGCGTCGTGACGTTTCCCACCGTCTGCTGCAGGTACTGTTGCAGTCCGCGCAACTCGGCGACGATGACGCCCTCGCGCAGCCCCACCTGGCCGAAGGTGCCGGCGAGCAATGGCTCAAGGCCGTCTCCCGGGTTGGCCCAGTTGTAGCGGCTGACGACGAAAGCCGCGTTCTGCCACAGGCCGCCGAGCACGCCGGCGCGCGGGAAGACGGTTCCGTCGTCAATGCTGGTCAGCTCGAGGTTGTCCACGCCCAGGCCGGCGCTGCTGGCCAGGCTGCTGATCGTCAGGCCTTCGGTCGCGTCGTACAGGACGCCGCCGATGGTGACGCTCTCGCCCGCCGATGTCAGGCCGATGACGTAGCCGTCGGTGCGCGTGATCTTCAGCAGGTAGCCGAGTGTCGTGCTCTCGCTGTTCAGGTGCGCCTGGTAGCCGGTCGGCAGCGTGATCACAGCGGCACCTCGACGATGGCGATGCCCTGCACCTGCACCAGCAGGCCGCCAGGTGTACGCGCCACGGTGCTGGCCGGCATGTGGTCCATGTCGAAGCGCGCCGGCACGTCGAATGAGCCCGTCCATGTCACGGTGTTGGCCGCTGGCGCGCTGGCGATGGTGAGCACGCCGGTGGTGGTGTCCAGCGCCCACGACGCCGGGGCCAGCGGCGCGCCAGAGACGCGGACCTCGAATCCATCGGCGGCCGGCTTCTTGATCGGGCGATCCAGCGTCAGCGCCCCGGCGACGTAGCGCTTCGCGAGCTGGAAGGTCGTCGATGTGATGCCGCTGACAACGCCGCTGGCGTTGCCGTGCCACTCCGCGTGGTCGATGGGGTCCTTGAAGCGGAAGCGCCCGGCGCGACCACGGCTCGCCATGAAGAAGCCCAGCACCGCGCCGTAGTCGGCTTGCGTCTTCACGCCCGGGCTCACGTCCCAGCGCTGCAGCGGGTACTGGCGGCGGCTGTTCGCGTACTCGCGCGAGTTGGTGCGCACGATGTCGGTTTCGAACTCTGGGCCGCCCTGCGCGCCGAATGCGACGGCTTCAGGGAATCGCGGTGTCTCTAGGAAGGCCATGCAGCCATGCTAGGAAGCCGCCCTCAGTTGTTGCGCGCGCTGGCGATCTGCAGGCCGCGCGCTGCAGATGCCGCGATCTGCTGCTGTGAGCGCTGATCGGTTCCGCCGGCCACCGTGAAGTTCTGGACCACGCTGATGGGGCGCTGCCCGGCTTGGCCTGATCCGCTGGCCGCCAGCTCCCGCGCGCTGGTGACGCGGCCGTCAGCCGTCGGCAGCATGTACTGCACGCCTCCGGCCGCGGTGAACATCTCAGGGCGACCGGATTCGTTGACGCGGACCATCGTGCCGGCCGAGACTGAGCCGCCGATCTCGCGGCCGCCGCCGTAGTTCGCGCCCTTGATGGTGCTGATGATGCTGGCCGTGGCCGCGATCACGCTGGCCATGCCGGCGAGGTTTCCGGGCCAGGGCGCATCGGCAGCCTTTGCCACGCCCGCTTGGATCGCAACGATAGAGGATGCGATGGCATAGGCCTTCTGCGCCAGAAACGCAGCTCTGTAGACCGCGTCCTGCTTCTCGGTGCCCGACTTGGTCGCGTTGGCCAAGGCTTCCAAGGCGCTTGAGGTGCTGCTCAGCGCATTGATCTGCGATTGGCTGCGTGCATCGGTGATGCGCCGCTGCATGTCTTCCTCGATGGCCACGCGCTGGTCGGCGTACAGCTGGGTGTTCGCCAGGTCGGCCTGCTGCGCCTGCATGGATGCATCGAGCCGCTTCTGGCCCTCGGCCTGGATCAACGCGACCTGATCCTCGATGCCGCCAGAGCCCGCGCGCAGTTGCAGCGTGTCGATCTTGGTGTCGGTGCGGCCGTTCTTGACGGCCTTCGTGTCGTCGGTCGCCTGGCGGTCGGCACGGGCCCGGCCGGCGTCCAGTTCGGCCTGCGTGATCTTGCCGCGGGCTGCGGCCAGCTCCAGCGCGCGGATGGTTTCCTCGCGGGTCAGAGCGATGCGCGCCTCCATGTCGCGCGTCTCGGCCATGGACTGGTCGAAGCGCGCCTTCGCGGTGCGGTCTGCCAGGTCCAGCATCGCCTGCCCGGCGGTGTAGGCCGCCAGCAGCTTGGCCTGCTCACCCTGCTGGAAGGTCTTCACGCCCAGTTTCACCTCGGCCTCAGCGGCGCGGAAGGCCTCGGCGCGGATGGCTTCGATCCGCTGGCTTTCGTCCTGCGTCAGCGCGATATTCAGCGCGGCGGATTCCTTGGTGTAGGTCTCTTCCAGCAGCGCGCGCTCACGGGCGTACTTGGCCGCGATGGCCTTTTTCGCCTCGTTGTATATCGTGAAATTCTTTTGGTCTTCAAGTTGGCGCTTTGTGTTCTCGTCCAGCGCCTTGCGTTCTTCGGCGTTGATCTTTTCAAGGCCGGTCTTCGTGTCGGCCTTTAGGCCTTCGAGGTAGGCCTGCGCTGCTGCGCGCTTGGCGGCCAGTTTTCGGGCCTCTTCCGGGTCAACCGGTGACTTGAGATTCGACGGGGTGTCGCCCTCCATCTGCTGGCGCTTCAGGTCGTCAATAGCCTTCTGAGCCTGCAGCAAAGCGCCTCGCGCCGCCTCGCGCTTCGTCAGCAGATCGGCGTTCATGCCTGACACCTGCTCGTCGGATGGCTGCGGACCCCGCCCTGACCGCGCCCACTTCTCGGCGCGCGAAATTTCCGCGTCCAGCTTTTCGATCTGCGCTTTTGCCTCGTCGCGCACCGACATCAGTTCGCGCATCGGCGCTTCGGTCGAGCCGCTACGGGCCTTGGCGATACGCTGTGCCGCGCGCTCGGTGATGTCGGCGGCTTCCTCGGCGGCCGTCTTGACATCGCTGAACTTCAGGGCCAGTGCGCCGATGGCAATAATTGCGATGCCGATGGGGCCGCCCAGGGCGCTGACAACAGTCCCAAAGGCACGGGACGCCCCGGTGGCCAGCACCGACGCAGCCGTGTCCGCGCGCTTTGCGGCGGCAGCGGCGGCGGTAGCGGTAGCCTCGGCCGTCGCGGCTTCAAACGCTGCGGCGCGCGCTGTCACAAGGCCGGATTCAGCCTTCATCAGCACGCCGCTGGCGACGGCCTCAGCCTCCTTTGCGGCGGCCAGCTGCAGCGTGACCGTGCGCTCAATCGCCTTGGCCTCAAAGTAGGCCGGCGAGGCGGTAAGCATCGTTGCATTGGCCGTTGCCTGGGCCAACTGGCTTTCCAGCAACGTGACGTTCGCTCGCGCGGCGGCAAGGCTTGCGGCGGCCTGCTCCATCGTGATGACAGCCATCGTGTGGGCGACATCGGCGCTCACGGCTTGCGCGGCGGCTCCGGCGCTGACTGTGACAAGGCGCTGCGCCTCGGCGGCGCGGGCGGCATTGGCCGCAGCCACGTTCTGCGCCAGCGCAGCCGTTGATGCGGCCAAGCCTTGCACGAACTTGCCGGCCATGGCGCCAGCAACGGTGATCGCTACCGTTTGCACAAGCGACCCTACAGCCTCCAGCGCTGAGCTGGTGCGCTCTGCCCAGGTCTTGATGGCGTCGTCGCGGCCAATGCCGGTGGATGTCATCGACAGCAGCTCGAAGCGTTCGGCGAGCTTCTGAACCGTGTCGCCGACGCCCTTGAGGACGCCGACCAGAATCGCATTCTTGCCGCTGGCGCTGTCCATGGCGGCGGCAAGCGCCATAGCTTGGTCCTTGACCAGCTGAAGCTGTGCCACGACCGTCTGCGGAAACTGCGCGAAGTCCTTGCTGATGCGGTCGCTGGCCTTCACCAGCGCGTTCGTGACCACGTCGGCGGTCAGCTTGCCCTGCTCGCCCAGGCTCTTCAGCTGCCCGATGGGCACGCCCAGGCTGTCGGCCAGCTGCTTCATCAGGTACGGCGCGTTTTCCAGCAGGCTGCGCAGTTCGTCGCCGGCCAGCTTGCCCGAGCCGAGCGCCTGACCGAACTGGATCATGGCGCTGGACTTCTCGGCCGCGCTGGCGCCGCTGACAGTGATTGCCTTGCTGAGCAGCTCGACGACGCGCAGCGTGTCGTTGGCGTTGCCGCCCATCTGCTTGATGCTGGGATTCAGGCGGGTGAAAACCTGCACATTGCTGTCCAGCGCCGAACGGGTTGAGACGCTGATTGCGCGCAGCCGCTCGAACGCAGCCGCGCCGGCCTCGATGCTGTCAGCCGCCACGTTGACCCGGGCCTGCAGCATGCGGAAGTCGTCGGCGGCCTCGGCCATCTTCAGCGCGGCCAGAGCCGCCGCGTAGACCTTCACGGCCAGGGTGATGGCGTTGAAGGCGCGGGCGGCCTTCTCGGTCTCGGCTTCGACTTGCTTGCGGCCGTTGATCAGCTGCTGGGTTTCAAGTTCGACGGAATAGAAAATTGAACCGACGTTTGTGCCTTGCCCTGCCGCCATCACTGCACCCCTTGCGCCGCCTTCGCGGCCTTGCGCCTTGCAGCGAGTTCGTCGAAGTGCCGCATCGCGGCGTCGTATTCCTCGCGGCTGGCCACCGGGCGCGCGGCCTTCTGCGGAAACTTCACATCCAGCAGCTGCTGCAGTTCGGTCATCGACAGCGCCTCGGCGTCGGCCGCGCTCATGCCCAGGTGCACGCGGGCCAGGGCCAGGAACTCCGACACCCTGAACTCTGGCGCGTACTGCCCGCGCTCTGCGGGCGCCTCGCCGTCTGGCCGGGCCTTGCCGACCATGGCGTGGTGCATCAGGTGCTGCGCGATGATCACGCGGTCACCGGCGGGCATCAGGCCGTCGAACCACCCGCTTTCTGCATGGCAGCCGATGAGGTCGGCCGCGTCTTCCTGATCGCAGAAACCAGCCAGCACATAGGCGGCCTCCTGCGGGGCGTTGGGGCCGTGCAGCGCCGCATACAGCGCCACCAGCTCAGGCGGTGAGCCGAGCGCGGCAAGCCGGCCCAGCGACGGCGAGAAAGACCAGGCCCTCCCGTCGTCGCCAGCCGTCACCTGAACGAAGCCGCACTCGACCAGCACCGCGGGTCAGATGTCGAACAGCTGGGCCGTCAGGCCGCTGGCACCTGACAGCGTGACTGTGCCCTTGCAGTAGGCGCTGATGGTGCCCAGGATCACGGCGCGCGACAGGCCGACGCCGACGGTGATCGCCTTGCCGGCCGACACGTCGACGGAGCCCAGGCCCGGCACGTTGACGGTCGTGCCGCCGTCGCCGTCGATGGTGACAGTCAGGCTGCCGGCCGTGGTGTTGCGCAGCACCAGCAGCTGCTTCTTCGCGGCCTTAAAGGTGATGGTGTCGCTGGCGCTCAGCGTGGTAATGGCGGCGGCGAAATCGCCGACCGGGCTGGATGCGTCAATGGAAGAGATGGCGGCCATGGTGTGGGCTCCTCAGTGGGTGAATGGATCAGGTAGCCGTGTAGACGACATCGCCGTTCGACTCGGCGCTCATCGACCAAGTGGCGGCGTCGCTGTACGGGCGGCTGTCTTCCCACTTTGGCACGATGTAAGGGCCTTCCCAGATCGAGCCGTCGGCATCGGTGACGCGCAGCCAGAACTTCGGCTGGTAGGCGGTGCCAGCACCGGGGCTGATGGCCTGCGCGCGGAATTCCTTCTGGTTGTAGGCCGCCTCGGCGTAGCTCACGCCGTCGCCCTCGAACGATACGGCCTTGAAAGTGACCAGCTTCGTCTTCGTGAAGGCCGGGCTCTGGTCGGCCGTGGTGTCGGCCGTGTCCCAGTTGGTGCTGATCTTCTTGCCGCGCATCATGCCGAGGCGCTTGTAGTTCAGCGATGCGGGGGTCGCGGTTTCATCGGCAATGGCGAACTCGACGAGAACGTCGCGGCCGACAAAGGCGCCTGCGGAAATAGCCATGGTGTGGGCTCCTAGGGGTTAGACAGTGATCGCGGAAAGCGCAATCTCGAACACGGGCCGCCCGTCGGCGGTGGGGATGTAGACCGGCTCGCCGGCCTGCAGGTACACAAGAGCGCCGGCAGTGGCGCGGGTGGTCTCGACAACCAAGTCGGCTGACTCGGCTGCCGACTGGCGGTCGTCAGGGCCGCCGCCGATCAGCGACAGCGTGAACTGCGGCCGGCGCACCAGCTCAGCGCCAGCGCCGCCAGCAGGCCGCAGCACGGCGCTTCGGCTGCCGACGCCCGGGTCAGTCCAGTGACCGAACTGCAGCGGCCAGCCGGGCAGCACGGGCGCCAGCAGCGCGCGGATGGACTCGGCGGCGGTCATGTCTTGATGGCCCCACTGATCACGGCCCTGATGTTCGGCTCGGCACGTTCGAAGCCATTCTTCAGGAACTCCTTCTCAGCCGTGGCGCGGCGGAAGCGCTGCTTGTTCTCTGGGTCGTGCACGGCCAGCGCATATTCGGCGGTGTAGCCCACGCGGCCCACAATGCGGCCGTCCGTCTTCTCGACTACGCGGTACTGGCTGTTGATCAGCGTGCTGGTGTCGATGGGCGTCATCACGCTGGCCTCGCTGGCACCCAACACCAGGGCCTGCGTCATGCCACGGGCTGCACGTTGCTCGACGGCAGCGACAAACTCAGGCAGGCGGTCGGTGACGCGAGCGCCGGCCATTACACGGTCCCAATCGTGTAGTCGTCGGCCTTGCGGTCGAAGGTGTCGGCGTCGCGCTTGACGGCCCGCACCTCGCGCGCACCGGCTGCGATGGGATCGGCTTCGGTCGACGCGCCGATCAAGATACGGTCGCCGGGCTTGATGTCCGCGCGCTCGGTGTAGATGACCTCGCGCGTCGTGAACTCATCGCCGAGGCTGTCGCGCATCAGGCGCGCGTCGCTGGCGTAGTCGCAGGCCATCTGCACCGGATCGGCAAAGATCAGGCCGCCCGCCCACCCGTCGCGCTGCAAGAGCGCCCACAGAGTGGCGGTGGCGGTAAAGGACCATGCGGCGACGGCTGACATGCTGCGGCATGCTAGGGAGCCGCTTCACGTAGCTGCTGGCGAGGCTGCGCCCCACCGGCTAGGGGCTGGGAAAGTCAGACGATGAACGTCGAACTGTCGGAGAACCGCAAACCGACTTCGCCGCCGGCCTGATACCAAGCATCCTTGATCGTCTTGCCGGCCACATTGGTGTGAACGTCGCTCACGGCCAGCGCGATCCCGCTGGGGTCTGTGTCAGGAAAGCAAGCGTATGGGGTGTCCCACGCATACGTCATCCACTTTTTGTACCCGAGAGCAGCCCCTGCCATCTGCAGCCGCGCCCACCAGCGATAGCGCCAGATTGGGGCCTGCGCGTTGATGATATTTAGCTCGTTTGTTCCTGCGTTGTAGTCAACGCCAGTTTCGGTGATGTAAATTTCCTTACCCTGCGCGCCGCATGTCTTGAGTATTGAGCGCAGCACAGCATCGCCTCCGAAAACTTCATACGCAGGGTTGGTCCATGACCCGAACAAACTTCCGGGCGGGGCCGTGGTGTATATGTGATAGCAAATCGCATCGCACAAACTTAGCCCCGTTACTCCGGTATTGAGCGTGCCGGTGCCCTGTAAAAAAAGCTGCATCCAGTTCAGAGCTGAGAATCCCGGCGAGTGAACCGGCAGCGTCGGGTCTACCGCCAGAACGGCGTTGCGCATCACGTAGCAGGTGTCTATAAATTGCCCGAGGGTGCCAACCCAAAAACCTTCTGATTGCCCGAATACCGGCTCATTCCACAGCTCGAAGAAATTGATTCCCTTGCCGACGACTGACCAATTTGTCCCGCCACCGTTTGCCTTGGCGGCCCACCCGCCGCCCGCTGTGTTGTACCGCGTGATAAGCGCGGTGATGAATGCCGCCAGTGCCGTCAGGCCGTTGGGACTCGTGCCATCCGGGTAACAAGATGGACCATTCGGTCCTCCCTTGTTGGGGTTGCCGGCTGACAAGTAGAAATCCGGCACGCCGAACATGCAAAACGTGACAGTGCGCCCAACAAGTCGGTGCGCGTCGATTTGCGTGTCGAGGCTCGTCCAGTCGTAGACGCCCTGCGTTTTCTCGATCTTGTGCCACCAGGCATAGACCGAATCATGCGTGCGGTACGAACCGAATTGCAGATTCGTTGGGGCGGGCGACGGCGCAGTCGGGAAGGGCTGCCCGGCTGCAGCCCAGTGCACCGCATCGAAAAGCGGCCACGCCCGAAAGTGCATGCCGACGTAATCCGTGGGCACGGCGACGGCGCCGTTCCTGACGATATACACCGGCCCCGAAGAGGCATTTCCACCGTAGCGCATCAGGCCCCCGGCGACACCACGACATCGAAGCCCGCCAGAATCATGTAATCCGCTGCGGCACAAGCCGTTTGGAAATTGAAATTCTGGTTGGCCGACGTGTCGATGGAGAAGAACGCCGCCGCGTTTCCGTAGGCGCCGTTGTCCGTTTGAAGGTTCGTGGCCGAGTTAAGGCCAACTTGGCGGTTCTGCGCCCCTGTGTTTCGCAGGGTCTTCTCGGTGCCGACCCAGAGCTGGTTTGCCACTGGGTTGGTGCCTAGCGCGACACCGCCCAACCACTCGGACGGGCCGTAGACATTGCCATTCGACGGCCGCATCCAGATGGCGCGGCGCGTCAGGATGCCGGTCGGCCCCATGCTCCCGCCAAGGATCGGCAGCGTCACGAGGTTGGTCGCGACGTATGCCTGCGAGGTGTACGCGCCAGGCCCTGTCGAGGCGAAAGCCGCAGGGCTGACGGGGATGTACGGAACGCCGCTGGACAGCGTGTTGTTGAACACCTGCCCCACCGTCGTACTGCTCATCTGCACGAAATAGATGCCCGCTGCCGACCCGGTGAAGATGGCATTGGCCGGCAGCCACATCCAGCAGGCGGGGATCACCACTGGCAGAGCGGTGCCGAGTGTGATGGCGCCGTTGTTGCCCATCGTTCCAGATGGCGGCAGCATCACGGGCACCGCACTCTGGTACGCCACGAACGGCGTCGCCACCGGCACACCGGTCAACGCGGCATTGACCACCATGTTGCCCGCGCCGTTGGTCAGCGGAACCTGGCCGGCCGACACGCTGACTGCAGCCGTGCCGCCGCTTAGTGTGGTGACGTTGGCGCGCAGGCCGACGTAGCCGAAGGCCAGCGGCAACTGCGCAGTGCCGGCCGCCGACAGATTGATCGTGGCAATCGTCGTCCACGCTGACCCGCTGCCGGCCGCCGTGGCGGCGTCGTTGGTCGCCTGCACCTGGCAGGTAAGCCCGGTGACGCCAGCGCCTGCGGTTACCGCTACCGTCGCGATTGCACCGATGCCAGTCAGTGGCGCAGACGCTTGCGGCGCGGCGGTCGTGGCGCTGCCGGCGAACAGGAAGGGCGTCGTGATGGGACTCGCGGGATTCCCAGCCCCGGACACCAGGGCGCGAACTGATGCCGCCTCGGTTGCGGTCAGCGCCCCGGTGGTATCGACCACGCCGTAATCGGCCCGCCCCGCGGTCACCAGCACTCGCACGACGGCCGGCGTGTTGTACGGCCCGAAGTCGCGGGTGCCCGTGACGGTGGTGGTCGTGGACGGCGCACCGGACAGGCCGGTGACCGATGCAGAGCCACCGGTGACGGTGACGCGCAGAACGTCCTGGGGCCGAAGCTCGACCTTGGCGCTCTCGTTGATGTCCAGGGATGCCATGGTGTCGAACCTCTCAAGCGCGCGGCCGTGCCGCGCATGGTTGTCGGCGTGTCAGACCACCAGCAGCATCGTGCCGGCCGTGGGGTCTGGGCCTACCGCCGCGGCGCATGTGCCGGCGGTGTCGCGGGCAAAGAGCGCGCGGCGCAGCGCCGTCAGGGCCTTGGCGTCGTTGGTGAAACTGCGGGACGCGCCACTTGGCGCGCCCTGCGATGCGATGCGGCGCGGTGCGCCGGCGGCAGCCACCAGGGCCACCGCCATGCACTGCACCAGCACCTGGGTCGATGCGCTGTAGCCGGCGGCCACCATCGCTGGCTCGCAGGCTGTGATCTCGTCGCACGCGGCCGTGAGCACCAAGTCCGGGACGCTGATGCCCAGCGTCTGGTCAAGGTACTCAGCGGCCTGCGCGCTGGAGATCACCGGCGTCAGCCCTTGGCGGCCTTGGCCGGCTTGGTGGCCCGCAGGGCTTCCAGTTCGGCCAGCGCAGCCTGCAGCTGCTCGCCCTGCGTGAACAGCATCTGCTGCGCTTCGGCTGCGGCTTGTTCGGCCGCATCCTTCAGCGCCAGCGCAGCCTGCAGCTGCTCGTCGACGCTGGGCGCCGGCTCGGGCTCCACGGGTGCCGCAGGCGGCTCCCAGGTGGCCACGGGCTCGGCATCGTCGGGTGCCGGCTTGCACTTGCCGACAGCCCAGCCGGGCACCCAGCCGGTCGACAGGGCCACGCAGTCGCCGACGACGGTTCCCGCAGGCCACGGCGCCTTCAGCGCGGTGATGATGACCTTCATCACGATCAGCTGGCCGTGGTGTGAGCCACCGGCATTTGACCGCTGAAGTCCGTGCGGAACTGCGGCGCGACGACGGCCATCACGTCGAAGGTGTAGTCGTCTTCCGGGTTCGCGCGGAACTTCGGGCGCGTGACCATCGGCATCGCGGACAGGATGCTGCCCCAGTTGCCGGTTTCCAGGCCCGCCACGCCGATGATGTTGTCGGCCGGGATGCGCGACGCCGGCACGATGTCGGCGATCTGCTCGATCTCGCGCAGGCGTTGCAGGATCGTCTTCGGGTAGCCGGCGACGAACTCGTTCACGCTGGCATAGACCCAGTCGCTGTAGTTCAGGAAGACCGTGATCTTGCCGTAGGCGTTGTCGCCGACGCACAGGTCGATGATCTGCTTGAACGCTGCCAGCCAGTTGGCACCGGTCGCGGTGTTGTTCAGGTCGAAGCCGTGCGTGCTGGTGTTGCGGTTCGGGTGGTTGCGCAGGCCGTAGATGGTCGCGCCACCGACGACGACGCTGGCGTCACCGTTGAGCACCAGGTCTTCCATCTTCTCGGCCACGCGGCGCTGGTGGTTGGCCAGCGTCTCGGTGTCCAGCATGCCGCCCTTGCGCAACACTTCCATCTGACGCCAGCCGAAGCGGGCCGTGCTGTTGATGACCGGGACCGGCGTGCCGGCGTACTTGATCTGCGCCTGATCGTCGGCACCGACCCAGCGGCCGTCCATCGACACGTTGACCGTGCCGCTGTCGCTGATCTGCGGGAAGTAGCTCACCAGGTCGCCGACCTGCACCGGGGTGGTGTTGGCGGTAGCCAGGCGCGCAAAGACGCTCAGCACGTCGCGCTGGATGGTGATGGCGCGGTCGTCGATGCGACGCCAGGCGTCCAGCGGCACCGGCGAGGCATTGCCCACGATGCCCATGTCGGCCGAGGCGTTGGCAGCCATGGCCGTCTGGCGCAGGTTGAAGCCGGCGCGGGCCGCATTGATGGCGGCTTGCTGTTCGGGAGTGAAGCGGATCATGTCGGGTGTCCTCTCAGGTCGGCCGATCAGGGCTTGGCGTAGATGTTGGCGATCTCGACCTCGATGAGGTCGCCTGCGCTCTTCGCGCCGGCTTCGAGTGCGAAGGCGACGACGGCATTCGTCGATGCAGCGGCGGCGCAGCGGCCAGCGGCGGCGATGGTCAGCTCTTGCCCGTAGGTGTACGTGGCGGCAGCCACGGCCACCAGGTAACGCTGACCGGGCTCGACCTGGTACGCGATACCGGTGTCGCCAGAGGCATAGGCCACCTTCAGCGGGTCGGTCGCGTTCAGCTGGTCGGTGCTGTAGAAGTCGCGATTGCTCAGCAGGCGCAGCATCGGGCCAATGGCCGTGGCTTGAGCCAGCGAGGAAGCGCCCTCGGTCACCCAGGTGCCGGGCAGCAGCGCGGCGGCCAAGACCTTGGCGTTGATGGTGTGGGGCTGGCGGTCGGTGGGGCCGCGGAAGATGTAGGCGGGCATGGGTCAGGCTCCTTCAGCTGATCAGCGCTTGGCGTCCAGCGCGGCGTTCATGTCGTAGGCGGCGAACTCGTCGCCGGGCTTGGTGGTGCCGCCGCTGTTGCCGGTGATGACCGGCGCGGCGATGGCCGTGCCCTTCAGTTCGCGGCAGCGGGCCAAGCCCATGGCCTTGAAGTCCTCGGCCTTCAGGCTGCTGTTCACGGACAGCTCGGTGGCCAGCGTGTTCAGTTCGGCGTCAGCAGCGGCGCGGGCCGTCGCTTCGAACTCGGCGACCTTGCTGTTCGCGGCGGTCAGCTGGGCCTGCACGGGTTGCAGGGTCAGTGCGTTGTAGTCCTTCATCAGCTGCTCGTCGGTCTTGCCGTCGATGGCGATGCCGGCAGCACGCAGCGCGTTGGTGATCAGTTCTTTCATGAGGTCCTCGCGGTTGGTGATCGGCTCGTATGTGACCTTTCTGGTCACCTCGACAGCAGACCCGGCAAATGCTACGGAGCCGGTCGAACTGACCGCATAGTCCTGGCGGTACAGCTTCCCGGTGCTGTCGCTCCATACGGCATAGCGGTCGAAGACTTCGCGCACCCAGGCACCCTCGGGGAGCGCCTCGTGCAGCGCGCTGATGATCTGGTCGAAGCTCAGCTCGGTGCCGTTGCCGATCAGGCGCATGACCCAGGCTTTCAGGCCGCTGGTGCGCCGGTCCTCGGGCTGGTCGCTCACCCGCACATGCTCGATGGGCGTCTCGCTGCCGTCGCTGTTCAGGAACAGGCCGACGCCGTCCTCGGGCGTGCCGGCGCCGCGCTCGTTCAGCAGGATGGCCAGATGGTCGTATCGGATGTTTGAAGCGACCGCGGTGTACTTCTTGCCGCGGCTCTCGCCGTTGGCGGTGATCGCGTCCAGCCACACGCCGGTGCTGACGTGGATCGGGTCGCTGTTCGTGCCGTCGATGGCAGCGTCCAGGCGCTCGATCAGCTTCACGCCGTCGGGGTGTGCCTTGGCCTGGGCCTCGTTGACGACGACGTCGACCAGCGTCTTGCCGCCGGCGTGGCGCGCGTTCTTGCACACCGCGCCGATATAGCTGGCCAGCAGGGCGTCGCCGTTCAGGGCGCTGATCGCGCGGCCGCTGGCGTCGCGCGGGTGGCCGGCCGGTGCGGGCTTGCCTTCCAGCGTCGGTGCACCGGCCGCCAGTTGCTCGGCCGGGTACAGCAGGCCATTCATGACGATCTCGTCGACGGCGCCGCAGACATCGCGCACGGTGTACGTGCCGCCAGTCTTGCTGACGTTGGCCGCATTGACTGCGGAGAGGATGTGGACTCGCTTGGTGGCCATCGGCTGCCCTGAGTGGGTGGATGGCGGCGAATGCTAGGGACGGGTGATCAGCCAGCCTGCGTCTTCTGCCACGCGGCCTTTTCCTTGGCCATCGCCTTCTTCAGCGTGTCCGTCAGGATCGGATTGCCGTCGGTGTCGAGCAGCGCCTCGGTCAAACCGCAGTAGCAGTTGTACCGGTTGCCGCGCTGCGTGTAGAACTCGCGCACCTCACCCGTGCTGTAGACCTTCCCGTGCCGGCTGGCATGCCAGGGCCGCGTCGTCGGCTTCAGCGCACTCGTCCACAGGATGCCCAGCGCCAGCCCGAACTGCTCTTGTGCGGCGTCGGCCTCAGCGGCGCGTGCCTGGCGCAGCGTGTCGGTGATGTCCGTCTGCGCATAGGAAAGCGCCTTCGACTTGCTGGCATCCAGCGCCTCAGCGATCTCGGCCCTCACTGCGCGCGGCGCCTTCCCGTCGACGACGGCCCGGCCGATGATCTGCGACAGCGTGGCGCGGCTCTCTGCCGCCAGCCCGGTCCAGTGCTCGTAGCTCTTGACCTGTGCCACGCCCACGCGGTCGCGGTACGGCTGCGAGTAGATGATCTGCTCCAGGCTGCGCGCGGCGGCGTAGGCCGGCGCGATGGCTGCCAGGTTGGTGGATGCCTGCGCCGCGCCCAGCTGCGATGCCTCGGCGTCGAAGGGCGACCACCAGAAGCTGTGCGCCGCCTCACGGCCGCTGGCGATCCACCGGTCCAGCGCCTCGCGCAGCGCTTGGCTGACGGCGGCCAGTTCATCCGGCGTCAGCGCGTAGACTGAACGGCCGACGGCGGCGTCGTTGATGCTGTAGACGCGAATCCGGTCGAAGACGGCCAGGACCTCGCGCTGCAGGCCGTCGAATCGCTTGCGGATCTGCGCCGAGGCGCGGCGCCTGATGCCGGCTGTGCCGGTGCGGTCGCCCGTGCTGCCGTTGGCGGCAGGAACGATGGGATCGCGCTGGCGCGGCGCCCGCATGCGTCAGGCTGCGGCGCGCAGGACCGGCGGTGGCGCTGGCGTCGGTGCCGGCGGCTGCGCGGGGTCGACCATCGGATCGGTGCCCTCGGGTAGCCCGTCGTCTGTGCGCTCTTCAAAGTCCATCACGCCGCGCAGCTCGTTGGCGTCGAACAGCGGCTCGGTCAGGCCTGCGGCGCTGGCCTGCTGCATAGCGCTGGTCATCTTGCCCAGCAGCGTCGCCTTTGCGTCGTCGCCCGGGCTGTCCAGCGGCGCCCACTCGACCTCGAAGTCGGCCGCATCGATGGCGCCGGCAGCCTGCATGCGCGTGACCAATTCCTCCAGCATCGGCCCGAGTTCAGTCTCGCGCCGCGACTGGCAGCGCGCGTTCCAGTCGGCCTTGTCCTCGCTGCTGGCCAGGCGGCCGGTCTGCTGGCCGAACAGGATGGTGAACGGAATCTGCACCGACGCGGCGAACAGGTTCGCGGCCACCTGAAAAGACGGCCCCGGGTCGGCGACCGCCGTCTGCAGTGTGGTGGCGTCGCCGCCCTGCATGACGATGCTGGCGTCGATGTTGCGGTTCAGCTTGCCGACCTTCTCCTCCACCGCTTCGGCCACGGTCTGCCCCGTGGAGGTGCCGTCCGCGTTGCTGGCGATGGCCTGGGGCTGGCTGTTCGCATCGAACTTCAGCACCACCGTCCGGGCGCTGTTCTTGAGGAAGCTCTCGGCGCTGCCGCCCGCGATCTTTTCCAGGTCGACCAAGTGATTGAAGCCGGCCAGCAGCAGCGGCTCGCCCTCGTAGAACTCACCGCCGGCCGCGCCCTCGGCCAGGATCTGCACGCGGCTCGCATGCACCTTGACCCACCGGTCAGGCGCGGCCTGGGTGTCGGTGGCATGCGGCGCGCGCATGCGGTATTCCCAGACCGTCACCTTGCCGAAGGTCGGCGATGCCTCGTCTTGGTTCCAGGCCTGCACGCGCAGCTGGTTTTCCCACACCGGCACCAGGTCGACCAGCTTGCCGCGCTTCAGCGGCTGGTCCAGCGTCTGCCCGTCTGCGACGCGGTAGATCAGGCCGGCATAGCGGCCGACCATGTTCCGGCGGTCGAAGTCGCGCAGGCGGCGCCACAGCGGGCGCAGCAGCTTGTCGACGGCCTTCTCCCAGTCCGTCTCGGCGTCCTGCTCGCGCTGCTTGATACGCGGACATTCCAGCCAGCAGCGGTCCAGCAGGCGGTGCACAGCGCCATGGCCGGCGCCGCCGCGCTTGTAGGCGGTCAGCAGGTGGTCGAACGAGACGTGCTCGGTGTAGCCGTACTGGTCCCAAGCCCGGGGCCGCTTCGCGTCCAGGGCACCAGCCCACCCGGCGAGCTGTTCGCGCATCTGGCGCATGGCGTAGTCGGAGGCGTTCACGGTGATTTCAGGCATGTCGCAGGATGCTAGGGACGGCCTCCCTACCATCTGCGCTGCGATCTCTCCAAGTTGCGGACCGACACCCGCGGGCGCTGTTCTGGCCCGCGGGACCGTCTTGGCAAGCCCCTAGATCGTGGCGGGCCTGGGCCTGCCGGCCGGCGATACAGTTGCCGGCATGAAGACCGCCCTACCCCTTGCCCTGATGCTGGCCCTGGCTGGCTGCGCCACCACCATCGGCACCGCGCCTACCGACACCCGCAGCGGGTATGACGGCGCCCGCGTCGTCACCATCGCACCGCACGGCGGAGCCTGCACCTCGATGCTGTGCCCGATGCTGGGCGCGCAGTGGACCAGCAAGGCGCCGGATCTGGCGGTGGTCACGGTGCGCGTCTCGGGCGCCTACCTGCCGATCAACGGCGCTCGGCTGATGATCGACGGCAAGGAAACCGCGCTGCAGCCGCTGCCGGGCGTCACGAACTTCGCCGCGCCCATTGCCGGCGTGCGCGAGTCGTCGCGTGACTTCACGGCACCGCTGGCCACCGTGCGGGCGCTGGCCGGCGCGCAGAATGCCTGGCTTCGCGTGGGCACCGCCGACGGCAGCACCGAGGTTGCCATCATCGATGGCGCCACCGACAGCAAGGCTCTGCACGCGATGCGGCGCTTCCTGGCCCAGGTCGACGGCGGCCAGCGTTGACCGTCAAGCCCGCGCCCACCGCCGAACAGCTGCGCCGGGCCCGGGCAAACTGGCGGCGAGTGCTGCGCGAGTGCCTGCTCTCGCTGGTGGCCAGGCGCACGCGCGAGGCTGAGGAACTGCGGCTGCAGCTGACCAGGATGAACCGCGAGCGGGACGCGGACAAGCCGGGGTGATCAGGTGAAGATGCCGGCTTGTGGCGCAATGAAGTGCGAATAGGCCTCGCTGCATGCGTCCACGTCGTCGTCGTGCGCGGCCTCGGGGAACGCCTCCAGCGCGTCGAATAGGTCTTCGTTCCACGCTGCGCGCAGCACATCCACGTTGCCGGCCTCGCACTGAGAACTGAACGGCGAGAAGCGCACGATCTTGTCACCGGTCGGGCGCTGCGTCTTCACGGTGTAGGCCGCCAGCTTCGTGACCAAAGCCTGGGCCTGTGACTTGCCGGCCTGGCCCGGGTCCTGCGGCAGCCGAATGACGACGCCGCGCCCATCGGCCGCCGCGGTGTTGATGATCGCCTGCTCGACCGCGTGCGGCCCGGCCTGCAGCGTTGACCGGTGCAGGATGATGAAGCGCCCGCTCGACTTGATGCGTCCCAGCTTCACGCTGGCCGTCGAGTCCGGGTCGTTGTCGGCCGTCTTCTCAGTGGCGGCTAGGTCCCACCCGCGCACGATGTCGATATCGGCCGGTGCGGCATCGACGATCTTCACCCACCGTCGCTGGAAGTACAGGCCCGACGCCGGCCGCACCTTCCAGTTGCCGTCCAGCAACCGGGCGCGCTCCACCGCGTTCTGCGCCATCAGGTTGGCCTTGTAGCCCGGGTCCTTCGCCAGCAGGATGGCGTTGTCGGTCAGGCGGGCCAGGATGAACGTCACCGACTTCGGCTCAACGTCTGCGCCATGCTGCTGGCGCAACTGCTCGGGGCTGTCGGCCCACACGATGGCGTCATTGATGCGGATGAACCAGCGCAGCACGCCCGAACGCTCAGGGATGGCCAGGCCGGTCTTCTCGTCAATCCACCAGGCGATGAACTTGCGCACCCAGCTGTCGGCGTCGGGGTTCGTCGTCGCCCGAATGTAGGGCCTCACGCCGCAGGTGGAGCGGTTGCGGCTGAGCATGTAGAAGAACTGCGACTGCGTGAAGTGCGTCAGCTCGTCGAAGCAGATCAGCGGGATCTGCGCGCCCTGCCAATCGTAGACGGTGGACTCGTGCTCGAGGTGTGAGAACTTGACCCGGCCGCCGAATGGCCAGCGCCACTCCAGCACGTGCGACACCGGCTTCGCGCCGGCCAGCGGGTACAGGCTGCGGCTCTCGTCCCACAGGCCGCCCGGGTTGCGGATCTGCGTGGTGTTGCGCCGGAAGAAGACGGCCGTGAATGCGTGGTTGCTGACCACATGCCGCATCGGCTCCAGCAGCAGGCCCCAGGACTTGCCGCCGCCGGCCGTGCCACCGTAGATGACGATGTCGGCTGGGCTGGAGAGAAACGCCTCCTGCGGCCCAGGCTGCGGCCTGATCGCCAGCGCTTCAGCCACCGCGGCCGTTGTCCGGGATGTAGAAGTGCACGGACGACTGCGTGCTGATCGGTGGCGTGCCGTCGCCGCCGCCTTCCAGCGCGGTGCGCGTCGGGGCGTCCAGGCCCAGCAGCTTTGCGCGGCGCTCGCCGATCTTCAGCACGCGGTCCACAGCCGCCGCCTCGCCCTTGCGTGCGCGCGGCCACAGCGCCTGCAGCATGCCGTCCAGGCGCGAGATTTCCTCAGACTTCAGTTCGTCGGCGCTGGCGCTGATCTGCGCGCGGGCGTCCTCCAGGCCGGCGACGACGTAGCGGTGCGCCTGGGTCTTGCCGACGCCGATCTGATCGCCGATGGCGGCGTAACCCAAGCCCATGCGGCGCAGTTCCAGCGCCTTGGCCTGGCGGTCGAGGGAGCGAGCCTTGGCCGCGCTGGTCTTGTTTCCCATGGCGGTCAGGCGGTTGCCGCAGCGCGCTCGGCTGCGATCTCTTCGAAGGTGCGGCCGTCGCCTTCCAGGGTGGCCTGCTGGCCGGTGAAGGCTTGCCAGCGCTTGACGGCAACGTCGACATACGGTGGGTTCAGCTCCAGCGCGTGGCAGGCCCGGCCGGCGATCTCGC